AAGACGAACAAGAAGAAGACGGGAGTCAGGGCGGAAAGTTAGCTTTATTCTCAAGTAAGAAATAATAATAAAGTTCTTTACACAGAAAAGATTTTGTGTTTCAATAGGTTCATCGGCTAGAGCAACTCTAGTTAGGGAAAAGAATACCAGCGGGTCTGGTATCTTCAGCCTTCTCCCGAGGCATTTGTGAGTGGTTCCTATGTGGGTAATCGAGATTTCTCCCCACTTACATCTTATTATAGTTTATAGATGCGTAACTCAGAGGCAGAGTAGTCGGCTTTTAACCGATTTGACGAGATTTCGAAATTCTCCGCATCTACCATTATAGCAGATTAGTTTAATTGGTAAAACGTTCGACCGATAATCGAGTGTTATAGGTTCAAGTCCTATATCTGCTACCATTTTGACGAAAATACTTTACAATCTAGAGTAATTTCGTGAAAACGTAAAGTAAATTTTACACAGTTTTGTGTTGTACGAATAGGCGATAGCAACCCACGAGCCCTTTAAATGCGATAGAGTTGCTTCAACACATTTTATTAAAGCTCCGCTGGCGGATTACCAGTGGCGGGTCTACGAAACCTGCTTACAAATGTTCAACTCATATTGGGGGTTCCAATTTAAACTCGACTAGCTTAACTGGTAGAGCATCACTTTTACACAGTGAAGGGTTTCCGTTCGATTCGGAAGTCGAGTACCAAGATTATGGGTTGGTAGTAGCAATTGGGAAAACACTGCACTTGCACTGCGGAATTCTGGGTTCAAATCCCAGCCGATCCACCATATTAAGTTATAATGGCCTATATCACAGCGGTCTAGTGAAACGTTCTCATAAAGCGTACTACCTGTGTTCGAATCACAGTGGGCCAACTACATTAAACTCAAGGAGAAAGTTATGTCAAAAACAAAGATAACTCTTGAGAAACCCTTCTCCGATGATTGGGATGTTGGGTATTTAAATATAAACCGTGAAGACAGAAAAATGGTCTACCTTTACAACCCAAAGGGTCAGGAGAGGTCAACAGTATCCTATGCTAGGTATCTTGTTTCTTGTAGTCTTAAAAGATATCTAAGGAAAGAAGAGCACGTTGACCACATAAATAATGACAAGACTTGCGATAAACTGGAGAATCTTCAGATACTCTCTAAAGAAGATAACTCAAGGAAGTATGCAGACCTGTCAAGTGGTGTTAAGGTAGCTGAGATACGGTGCCCAGCTTGTTCAAATATTTTTCTGCGCCGTTCTGGCAACACTCAAGTTGTTCCTAGCCTGAAAGGTAAGGTAACTTGCTGTAACAAAAAGTGTAGCTCGGTTTTCAGAAAGATGGGCCTAAGTAAGGAAGAGCAATTAAAGGTGTCGGAAAACTCCGTTCTTTCTGTTTTTCAGCACAAAGGCTTACAGTATAAAAGGTTTAAGGGGTAACCGCCTAGACCTACCAAATACCTCCTCGTAGCTCAACAGGATTAGAGCAAAAAGTTTCTACCTTTTAGGTTGGGAGTTCGAATCTCTCCGAGGAGACCATACAAACTAAAGAGGCCAATGTATATGAAGAAGACAGCATACCTAGTAGCACTATTTATAGTAGTAATAATTCTTGCCGGATACTCTGCAAAATCAAATGCAGAACAATACGCAACATTAGGTATCGGGACTTCCGTTATAAATTCCCATCTAAAAACTGCCGAGGTTGGTTTCAACTATAATGGTTGGGAATTGCAAGGCACTCTTATAGAGAAGGGCAGCACAAAGAATGGCCCACAGGACTACGTAAAACTAGCCTCCTTAAGCTACCTTATAGAGCCCTCATGGGGTTACGTAGGAGTAGAGCCATACTTCCGCCTAGGCCTTAGCTACAACCCCGAGAGCAACCTCGTAGGCAATAGCAATTTTAAGTTAGGAATAGGTGTTGACTTCAACGAGGTTTTCCGCGTAGAATACACCCATCATAGTTCAGCAGGCATTCATTCTCCGAACACTGGTATAGATTACGTAACCATTGTTTATAGACTTCCGAATCCTTGGTGAGATCATGACAACAATTCTATTCGTAGTTTTTGCAATAATGTTCATATTTATGCTTGCACCAGCGGTACTAGGTATGTTAGTATTCTTTCACGTCTTCATAAGAGACAAGAATTCTCCAGCAGATAAGTCGAACAGAATTAATCATTTCAGATTAGTATGGTTTGCCTTGACAAGAGAGGAAATGTTTGTTAAGATGTTCCCTTGGATGGAGAAAGACGAGTTAGAAAACATCACTAAATAAAAGGAGCAACTAATGTTTGACTTAGAAGAAGCAAAGGAGTATCTTGCGAATAGCTCAGCGGAATCTAGCGTATACATTGGTTGCGACTCAAAACGATTTGGAAAGAAAGATAAAAGATATGTTGCATACGTTTGCGTAATTCTAGTACACTTAGATACGAAACATGGAGCAAAAATGTTTAGTTTCCAAAAAGTAGAAAGAGATTTTGGAAATCTCCGACAAAGAATGGTTAACGAAGCAATTATGGCTTGCGAGATAGGATATGAAGTTCGTGAAACAGTGGGTGATAGAACCTTCGAGATTCACTTGGACATCAATCCAGACAAGCGACATAAGTCTTCTGTAGCCATTAAGGAAGCCACAGGCATGGTTCTGGGTATGTTCGGAGAGAATCCAAAAGTTAAGCCGGAAGCGTTTGCAGCATCAACAGCAGCAGACAAATTAGTTTGTCAATACGGTGGTAAAAAGAATTTTAAGAAATTCCTTGACAAATTGAAAAACGGTGTTAAACTTGAGGACATGGTATAAGAAGTTTTGAAGTAAAGGCTTAAAGCTCTTACTTCAACCCAATTAAGATTCACTACAGCAATCCAACCTATCCTTCTAAGATCGTGGTCGTTGGTTCAAGTCCAACTGGTATCGTAAGGTACTGTAGCTCAGTCGGTAGAGCACGTAAATGTGAATCTGTTTAAAGTTTATTTCTCTCCTAAGCGTTTCATGGTCGCATACACCGTTTGGGGCGGTGTGGAGAAGGTTCGAGTCCTTCAGGGGAGACCAATTTCGGATGTGCGGTGACGATTGGTGGTGTCACGGGGGACTGTAAATCCCTTCCTAACGGTAAACTAGTTGGTTCGAATCCAACCACATCCACCATCTTAGGTTGCCTACAGCAAACACATACTCAACTTTTAATTGAAACTTGTGCAACCTGTTTAAAAGATTATATCGGGATGGCTGAAAGGCTTAGGCGTCAGATTGCAAATCTGGATCATGCAAGTTCGAATCTTGTTCCCGATTCCAAAATTAGAATGTATACAGCAATCAAAAAACTTCATTGGCGAAATAGTAGGGTAATCCTGCATACATTCTGTTCTAGTTCTTCTGGTTTGATGTTAATGGTAGCATGGGGCTTTTGTACTGCTCTCGTCAGGGTTCAAATCCTTGAACCAGAACCATTTAATCTCCCTATAGATTACCGGCTAAATCGTCAGCCTTTCAAGCTGAAGAAAGGAGATCGACACTCCTTGGGGAGACCATTTAAGGTTTATTGGTGAATTAGGTTATCACGCTACCCTGTCACGGTAGAATGGCGAGTTCGATTCTCGCATAGACCGCCAAATTATTGGCCCATAGCTCAATTGGCAGAGCGTCTGACTTTGACTCAGAAGGCTTTCGGTTCGAGTCCGAATGGGTCTTCCATTATTATTATAAAGTATTTTTTGTGGTGTGCTTAGTTTAATTGGATAAAACCCTCGGTTGTGATCTGAGCAGATGCGAGTTAAAATCTCGTAGTACACCCCAAAGAGTATTTAAAGTTTATGCGGGTATAGCTCAGTTGGTAGAGCTGGAGGCTTCCACCCTCCGCGCATCGGATCGTTCCCGATTATCCGCTCAAGTTTCAATGCCGTGTAACAATCTGGGCGATTGTACTCCGCTGTTAACGGAGACGAAGACTGGTTCGAATCCAGTTGCGGCAGCCATTATAAGAGGGACTTCACACTTGTCTGTATCTTCCGAAAGAGTAAAAGCTTGGAGAAAAAGAAGCAAAGAACGTATTGTGGAGGCTATGGGTGGAGAGTGTGTCTGCTGTGGTTACTCTCGATGTACAGCAAGTCTAGCCTTACATCATTTAGACCCTAGAGAAAAAGAGGTAGGTTTTGGTGCAATAAGAGCTAACCCAAGGTCTTGGCTAAGGATCGTAGAAGAACTTAGAAAGTGTGTCTTAGTTTGTCATAATTGCCACAGCGAAATACACGCAGAAATTTTAGAGTTGCCCCACAATGTAACAAGGTTTGACGAAAGCTACTCTGACTATAGGGAGGTTGAGAAGTTGCAGCCTTGTATTATCTGCGGAAAAGAAAAGCCAAGTAGAAACAAGACTTGTTCTGTGGCTTGTTCAAGATCAGAAAAATTTAAAAAGAAATAATGCGGGGTGACTGGAGTGGCACCAGCTTAGGTTCATATCCTAAATAGACGGGTGTTCGATTCACCCTCCCGCAACCATATTGTCCTAAGAAACTATTAAGTTTCGGACTAAAAGAAGTGTCTGGTAGCGCCAGCATGAACTGAGTTTTATCGGAATGTTCTCAGCGAGAATTGACAAAAAGCCGACCAATTGCAATAGCGAAGGGATAAATGACAGCTAGGTTGTCAAGTAACCTTAGGGGAGACACCTTCCTTCTGATAGCCTTGATCGGGTGAATGGGACAGTGGTGTGACTATGTGGGTGAGAGCATCCACAGACATTCTAAATAGCTTTTACAAAAGAGTTATTCAGAATACGGAGCTCTGGTAGATGTGGTCACTACGCTTGCTTGAAGCGCATGAGAATCGGGTTCGATCCCTGAGGGCTCCACCAAATTCGGAAGATAATCCTGCAAGGTTGTAGGGGCTGTTTGCTAAACAGTACGCATGAGAAATCGTGTCTGGATCGTTCCCAGTGTCTTCCTCCAAAATTTGACTGTCTCTTCACGTTGGAACAACGTACATTGGCTCTGGGTATTACAGAGGTGTGTTAGGCGGTTAAACTTATTATGCTCAGGTGCGCTAATTGGCAAAGCGGCGAGATTTAGAATCTCGTGAATGTGAGTTCGACTCTCACTCTGAGTACCAATTCAGGAAAGTGGCGACCAACGGAGGTCAAACAGATTTGAAATCTGTTGCTATTGGTAAAGCCGGTAGGGGTTCGAATCCTCCACTTTCCTCCATATAATCCCTTGCGTTCTGGGAACAAACGAGTCTCCAAAACTTGTTAGCGGAGTTCGATCCTCTGGCTTGGGGCCAAATAAGGAACCTTACGTGAGAGGAGAAAACAAGGTCACTTCTCAATAACCGTAAGGCGACCCTTATACATGCTCCGGTAGTCCAATCTGGTAGAGACAAGGGTCTTAAACGCCCTCAAGGTGTCGGTTCGACCCCGACTCGGAGTACCATTTCAAAATATATTTCAACTAACCCATTGACAAATAGGTAATATACTGTACAATATTAGTAGTAGTATAAACAATACCTATTTGTTACCCTTCAGGCGACACTTATATGGTAGAAAAAATCGGCCCAGCCAGTCCTAGACAAGAGGACTTCTTACTTAGCGAAGCTGACATAACTGTATTCGGTGGAGCTGCTGGTAGCGGTAAAAGCTACGTAGGTTTAATGACTCCCTTACAGTTTGTGAATGATCCATTCTTTCGTGGAGTTATCTTCCGTAGAACAATGCCTGAGATTACAGCGGGTGGCGGTCTTTGGGATACTGCTCAGTATATGTACAAGCAGTTTGACAAGAACGTAAAGTTTCGTGAGAAAGATAAAGTTGTTGTATTTCCTTCGGGAGCGCAGCTTAAGTTCTCTCACCTTGAAATGGAAAAAGACAAGTATAGTCATCAGGGTGCTCAGTATAGTTTTGTTTTATTCGACGAAGGCACTCACTTCTCTGAAACAATGATAGACTATCTTCGTTCAAGACTAAGAGCTCCCCGCTCCAGATACAAAACACAGATGAAGATTACCTGTAACCCCGACTACGATAGCTTCCTACGTAAGTGGGTAGAATGGTATCTCGATCCTGTCACAGGAATCCCCGACCCAGCGAAAGCTGGTTTAATGCGTTTCTTCGTGAGAAGTGGTGACGAGCTTAATTGGGCTGATACCCGAGAAGAGTTAGAAGCTATCCACGGAGAAGGCCCAGAAAGTGGTATAGTATCCTTCGTATTCCACCCAGCTACAATCTACGACAACCCACCTCTAATGGAGGCTGACCCAACATACGTAAGTCGTCTAATGTCGCTTACAAGGGTTGAGAAAGAGCGTCTGCTATATGGTTCTTGGTACGCTAGACCAGAAGAGTCTGGTTACTGGAAAAAAGCTTGGGTTGAGTTTATACCGAAGCGTCCATTAAAAGTTAAGAAGCGTGTAAGAGCTTGGGATATCTCAGGCAGCATACCCTCTGAAACATACCCTAATCCTGACTGGACTGTGGGTGTTCTAATGGCCTTAGACGAGGATAACAATTACATCATAGAGGACGTGTGTCGCTTCAGAGATAGGTTCCAAGGTGTGTTCCAACAGATAGTTGCTTGTGCCAAAGAAGACGGTACAGACACTCAGATTATTATACCGGCTGACCCCGGCGCTGCTGGTAAAGCTTATGCACAACAACTTGTGCGCGACCTAGCAGACTTAGGTTACTATTCAAAAGTAAAGACAACAAACCAGAATAAGCTTACAAGATTTGCTCCATTTGCTTCGGTAACTGAGGCAGGCTTTGTTAAGATATTAACTGCCGCTTGGAATGATAAGTTCGTAGACGAGCTGGAATCCTTTGATGGTAGTCGTAATAAGAAAGACGATTTAGAAAAAACTTGGTCGTCTATAAACCTGTTGAATTCAGTGAACCTGCAAGCCAAATGGTTTGGACAATACTGAGCGAAGCTTTTATAAATAATGTTTATAATTGAACGTGCAACGACTATTATGTAGAGTCAAGTGACTCGAAGCGGCAGGCAATTAAAACGGTAATACGTTTTTTGAAGATATAGTCTCATCTGCATGGCAATATGCAGCATCTTTTAACTATAGGAGAATTTCTATGGGCAATCAATACGTATCAAATTCAGGACTTAATTTTAGTATCCTAAATCAAACTGGTAAGCAATGTATAATCCAGTTTGAGCAGACAGGTTTTGTAAGAAAAGCCAACATAGACAATATAAAGGCAGGTAAGGTTAGAGACCTATACGCTGTATCTGTTTATGGTAAAGGATATTACGGAGAGTTTAAGAAGGTTGTCTTCTGGAAGCAGGCAAAACAGCTCTGGCAGAACATGCTAAAGCGTTGCTACTGTGAAGCAGACACCCGAGGTTATTTTGGTAAGGTGACAGTAGACCCCAGCTGGCATTGCCTTTCAAAGTTCATAGAGGACATACAAACTCTAGATAATTTTGAAGGTTGGCTTGAAGGTCAGAACAGCAACCAACTAAAATACAACCTAGACAAAGATACTATTGTAGAAGGTTGTAAGGTTTACAGCAAGGAAACTTGCAAGTTTATTACAGAGCGTGAAAATAAAAGTATGGGCGCTAAGAACGGTAAACCCTTCACTCGAAATAAAAAGATGGCCTTAGTCTAACGAACTATGGTTAAGATAATTTTGCAAGTTGACGCATCTTCAGATGCCTACTGGTCTCTCACTCAGGCTATCACGCTTCCAGACTTTAAGCTACCAAGTTTTACTCAAACCAACCCATTCACTTTAAACTACAACTGAGGGATTTATGGCAGAAGATACTCTAGATTTAAAATCTGGCACAGAAGCTCCCCTAAGATTAAGAATGGGCGAAATCTCAACTGTAGGTTTAAAAGTCAGCAATGACAGAATCTACGAAGAAATGAAGAAAGAGCTCCGTTGGCCTAGCGTTGTTACAACGTATAAGCAGATGGGTTACGATGCTACAATCGCAGCTGCAATCGAATTATTTGAAATGATGATTGCTCGTGTTGATTGGCAAGTTGTGCCTCCAATGGATGCTACACCAGAACAGGTTAAGAAAGCTAAGTTTGTAGAACAGTGTAAAGATGATATGGAACATACTTGGATGGAATTCATTCAAGAGATTACCAGCTTCTTGACATATGGTTTCAGCGTCCATGAGAAGGTCTACAGAAGACGTTTGATTGAAGCTGGCTCCAAGTACAGCGATGGCCTTATCGGCTGGAAGAGAATACCTGTACGCTCTCAAGATACCATCGAGAAGTTCCTATTCTCCGACGATGGTCGAGACGTTATTGGCGTTCAGCAAGACCTATCTGCAAGCTACGATCTAACTCGTTTTAGAAATGTTCTTTCAACAACTAATAAGATTGAAATACCTCGTAAGAAGTTTCTTCTATTCAGAACCAACCCCAAGCGTAATAACCCAGAAGGTAATAGTCCTCTTAAGAAGGTCTACTTTGCTTGGAAATATAGAACGCTTATTGAAGAACAAGAAGCTATCGGTATTAGCAGAGACATGGTTGGTATGCCCGTTGAATGAAAGTTCCAGCGGCTTTGTAGAGTAATCTACACCGAACATCTTTCTAATTCAGGGGAACCCCTAACGCATTATGGCGAGGGCAATCCTGAGCGAAGACTTTGAAGCATTACATTCTCTGAAACATCAGTAGGAGGTTGTATATGAAAAAACTTATACCCAATTCAAAAGGGTACTACGTAACACACAAAGGTTCAGTATTTAATTCAAAGAATCAGTTTATAAAGCCTTCGGTAGGCCTAACAGGATACGCCAAAGTATCCCTTGTTGCATCAACCGGCGGTCGTATGTATGCAAGTGTTCATAGGCTTGTTGCAGAAGCGTTTATTGATAACCCAGAGAACAAGCCTTATGTAAATCATAAGGACGGGGATAAGATAAACAATAAACTTGGTAATCTTGAGTGGTGTACTCCACAAGAGAATATGAGACATGCTGTAGACATCTTAGGTCGCGGTGTTGGAGACAACAACGGGAATAAGGCTACAGAGTCTAGACAAGTTATACAAATCTGCACACTGCTCGAACAAGGACATACAAACAAAGAAATAGCTGATTCATTAGAAGTTGCCTCACATATCGTATCGTTTATACGGTCTGGAAAAACTTGGACTTCTATATCCAAAGATTACAAGATTCCCAGCAAAAGTAGAATACTTTCCGACAAAACCATTCGTTGGATTTGCTCTCAACTAGAGCAAGGAATTTCTGCTGGAGATATTGTTGGTGGGTCTCGTAATCTAAAAGTTAAGATGCATATCATAAAAGATATTCGACAAAAAAGAATATATACAGATATCTCTAAAGACTTTAACATTTAACTGAATGTGTGCTTCAAAGTAACGTGCAACGACTATCCCCGGCAGGGGAGTAGACTACAAGCGATTGGTAGTCGAAATGGAAGACATCCTTTTAGGATGATGATATAGTCTATCCTGTATGGAAACATACAGCAGTTCAAAGACCTAGTTAGTTTGTAGAGTATAATAATAGATGAGGCTTAACGTATGTTTTATCTTATTTACAAACTTACTAATATTAAAAATAACAAGTTCTATGTAGGCATTACATCGGAAAGTTTGCAACATCGTTTTAGAGGCCATGTAAGAAAATCTAGGCACAAGCCTACAAGTAATCTCCACAAAGCTTTACGTAAGTATGGAGAGGATTCTTTTACAAAAGAAGTCTTACATTCGTTTGAAACTAGCAGCAAGAAGTGTGCATACAAGATAGAACAGGAATACATAACTAAAACACGAGCTGTATCTTTAGGGTACAACATGGATATAGGTTATGGATGGGCTTGTGCAGACAAATCTGGAAGTAATAATCCCATGTTTGGGAAAACTTCAGGTAATGCACACAGTGTTTTTATCCAAGGTATCGAGTACCCCTCCATATCTTTAGCAGCAAGTACGCTTAATCTTAATCGTGCAACTATTGCTAGATGGATAAAATGCCACAGAAAGCCTGAATGTTATAAGGTCTAAGAGAACGGGCAGATTCTAGCGAACTCTGTCGAATATACGAGAATAAAAATACCCCCACGTTATATGTCAGATGATGCTACGCCAGAAGAGAAAGGTATCTACGAGTATTACCAAAAGATTATTCGTAATATCCACAACAACGAACAAACTGGTCTAGTGCTTCCACAGGCTCACGACCCTGAATCAAGACAACCTCTGTTCGACTTCGAGCTTATGGGTGTACAGGGTGGCAAGCAGTACGACACAGATAAGATTATCAAGCGTTGGGATAACAAGATACTTACACTGCTCTTTGCTGACTTCCTTAAGATGGGACAAGATCAAGTAGGTTCATTTGCGTTAGCTGGTGAAAAGACAAGCCTTATGTCTATGGCTGTTGAAGCTAGATTGCAAGAGATTAGTAACACACTTAATTACGATCTTATACCACAGACGTTTAAACTTAACGGTTGGTCAGACACTGACTATCCTCAGTTTAGATATGGTAACCTTAACGAAGTTGATATCGAAGAGTTCTCAAAAGCTATTCAACGTATCTTCTCTGTTAACGCTATCGAAGCTGACAGACCTGTTATGAATAAGATCAGAACAACTGTGTTCAAGGTCGATCCAAAAGCCGAAGATGCTCCAGTCAATAAAGACGAGCTACCTAAGCAGGAGACACGCGCAGGTGATGGTATGGCTAAGGGTTCTTCTAATGGAACTTCTGACGACCCTGCAAGTACAGACACATCCTCAAGCAACGCAGACAACACAGGATAACCGATGAATAATGAACGCAAGTTTATGGAGGGCTTAACCGCCCTTCTATCTAAGTGTTTTGGTGAGTCTGACGAAGCGCCAAGACATGAAGAGTCCCCAGCCAATGGTCAGGGAATCTCTGTAACAAAATCAGTTGATGAAGAGTTAAAACAAGCAACCTTTCTAGTGCTTTCTCCAAACGAAGTTGATCTTCATGGAGATATTTACGATGAAGCCGAAGTAAGGAAAGGTTGTCATAACTTTCAAGTCCACTGTAGAAAAGCAAATCTATTTCACTCTATCGACACAAACCTAGCAGTCATAGTCGAGTCTTATATTGCGCCTGTTGAGTTTTACCTAGAAGATACTTATGTGTCAAAAGGTAGCTGGTTGCAAGTGTGGCAAGTAGGGGACGACCAACTCTGGGATATGATTAAGTCAGGTGAAATTAATGGAGTAAGTATAGGCTGTGTGGCTGAGTACGAGGACTTAACTTGAGTAATAAAGCTTTTGTTTACCATATAGGTACTTGTCGAGATTTAACCAAAGGTTATGTGGGAATCACATCAAAGACACCTGAGGTGCGATTACAATCTCACAAGTGGAACTACAGTAAATTCTTAAGAGACGGGTCTGGTGGTTGTGCAAAGCTCTATAAGGCAGTAAAAGACCTTGGCGGCTGGACTGAGGTAAGTTTTAAAGTCATCTGTGTCGCTTCTCTAGAATACTGTTTAGAGTTAGAGGGCAAGTTAAGGCCTGCCCCAAATAGCGGTTGGAATATTAGAGTTGGGGGAGACAGGCCACCAATGTACGGAAGAAAAACTACCCAAGCAACCAAAGATAAGCTCGCAGAAATAAGAAAAACTTGGGTAATGTCTCAAGAAAGTAGGTTAAAACTTTCAAAAGAAAGGACAGGTAGTGGAAATCCAATGCACAAGACACCCGCTTGGAAGCAAACAAACTCCTCTCCTGAGACTTGGTACAAAGCCGAATTAATTTATGACTTATACTCTTCTCTCCCAAGTAGGGCCAACGGCGTTAAATCTGTTTACCGAGAACTTTCTGACACTACTTTGAATTATTGGAGTATTGACACAATGATAAGAAAATTTAGGAAGGGATACAACCCGAAACAAGACAGCGAATGGTTACAATTTAAGGAGAATTACGCTAATGCAACCTAAGAGAAAGTTAAAAAGCTTTAATTTTGAAGCTGAGGGTAGCCATGTTTCGCTGGTTGGCCCTGCAATAGGTGGGCCTGCAAACGGGTACACAACACTGATTACAAAAGCAACTGAGGGAATTCCTCTGGCATTTGTAGAAAAGGCCGACATGGTGCGAGTTACCATGACAATCCAAGACTTCTTAAGACGTTTCTTCAGTTTGTATTACGATGAAGCCGAAGTTCTTGCCGGTATCCTTGGATTTAATGTTGATATGGAAGAATCTACCGAAGACTCTTATCAAGATTATATTCAAAGTCAGATTGATTCTGTTGAGTTAATGAAATCATTATTTAAAGCAGAGAATATAACCAAGGCTATCTCAGAAGTAACTACCGAGCAGTTTGATACACTTCTAAAAGATCAACTTCTGGTTGAAAAAGCTATGTCCTCACAAGAGGGCGTTTCTAAACAAAACGTAAAACAAACCAAAGAGGACGTAACACCAATGTCTACAGAAAATTTAGACGTAGTTCAGAAGTCTGACCTTGAAGCTCTTATTGAAAAGGCTGTTGGCCCGCTTAAGACGGAACTGACTAAGGCTAATGAAACAATCGAAGCATTCAAAGCAAAAGAAAAAGAGCAAGTATCTGCTACACGCAAAGCTGCTCTAAAGGATGCCGTTAAGGATGAAGAAAAAGCTGAAGTGCTTTTCAAGTCTTTTTCAAACCTAACCGACGAAGAATTCACTTCAACTGTTGAAACTTTAAAAGCTATGACCACAGCTGGTGATGCTGGCGAATTGTTCACAGAAAAAGGTGTTGACGCCGGTATCGAAGAACCAGCCGCTAAAGCTAACGCAACCCGCACTTACCTTGAAAAGCAATACGCTAACAAGTAATCCTTAATTATTGGAGAATATATAAATGGCTCTTATCGCAACCGATACACCGCGTCTAAGTAACATGCTTAAACGTGAACTGTGGTCTGAACAAGGCTACTGCAGACTGGCCGTAGTAGTAAACGAAGCTGCTGCTGTCGAATACAAAATTGGCCAAGTAGTTGGTAAAATTACTGCAACTAGCAAATACGTACAATATGACGAAGCACTGAGTAACGGCGCTGAAGATGTTGCTGGTATTGTTCTACAAGACGTTTCTATTCCAGAAGCAACAGACACAACTGTACTTGTCCTTGTTAAAGGCCCAGCTATTGTTGCTGACGGTGGTCTTGTATTCAAGGCTGGCGTAGACGAAGCTGCTGCTAAAGTAGCTATTGAAGCCCTTGGTATCAACGTAGATACACAAATTTAATAACAAATACTAGGAGTATTTTTAATGGCTACAATCCGTAGTTTTGACAAACCTTTTGAGCTGGTTGATTACACCGAAGAACTTCTTATCGTTCCTAATACTTGGGGACTTGTGAATGAACTTGGTGTCTTTGAACCAGAAGGCGTTGCACAGCATAGCATCACTGTTGAGAAAATCGACCAGTCTCTTGCTCTGATTACTGACCGTGTTCGCGGTGAGCGCAACAACATGAACAAAGACGACAACCGTGAGCTACACAGCTTTGCGATTCCTCACTTCCCACTTGATGACTACATCAAGCCAGAAGATATGCAAGGTAAACGTGCCTACGGTAGTGCAGACGCTGAAGAGCAGCTTGCACAGGTTCGTGGACGTAAACTTGCACGTATTCGTCGTAACCATGCTGTAACTCTAGAAGCTGCTCGTATGCAAGCTCTGACAGCCGGCACAGTATACGCGCCTAACAACACTGTTGTTACTGACTGGTACAGCTCTTTCGGAATTACCCAGAAGTCAGTTGACTATGTTCTTGGAACAGGCACAACTAACATCATCGGTAAAAACGAAGAAGTTATTGCTCACATCCAAGACAACGTTCTGAATGGCGACATCGTTACTTCTATCGTTGCTCTTTGTTCACCTGAGTTCTTCTCTAAGCTGATCAACAACGCTGGCGTTAAAGAAGCTTACAAGTATTACGCTTCTCTGCAAGAGCCTGCTCGTAATCGTCTGGGCAGTGGCCTGTATCGTGAGTTCGATCACGCTGGTATTCGTTACATTGAATACCGTGGTTCTTACAACGGCAACAAGCTTATCCCTGCTGGTGATGCAGTGTTTATGCCTCTTGGCGTAACAGATATGTTCAAGACTTACTTCTCTCCTGCTAACAAGTTCAGCTTTGTTAACACAACTGGTGAAGAAGCTTACGTGTTTGAATATCCGGGTGACCGCGATGAAGAGATCGTTCTTCAGTCTGAGTCTAACTTTGTCAACATGCTGCGTAGACCGCAGGTTGTTGTTAAGGGTACTACTTCTAACTAAAATAGAAGTCATGCAATTGGAGGGGGTTCGCCCTCTCCTTTTGCTGTATTGTAAAGGATACTTATTCAGTGTCTTTTCTTATGCAGCAGGAGAGAAGCAGATGGCATTCACAAGTGATCCAGTAAATAGTATTACAGATCGAGTCAGGCTAGTTACGGGAGACACAGACCCTGTTTACGAGTTTCTTGATGACGAGACATACGGTTACGTGTTAGATAAGAACAACAACAATGAAAAGCAAGCTGCACTAGAAGCCGCCAAGTACATCCTCGCATCTATCACAAGGTTCACGAGAGAGCGCACAGGCGACATTGAAGTGTATGGCAACGAGTTCTTCAAGAACTATCGTACGTACCTCCTAGAGCTTGTCAACAACCCTAACTTTAGTACAATACTTCCTATGCCTTATGCAGGTGGAATCTCTAAGAGTGATATGCTGGCTAACGATGAGAACTTAGATAACGTGAGGCCTACTGTTGCCTATCGTGGGTTTAGCATCGAGAAGCATGTTTACGAGGAGATACAATATGACGGCCCTTTTGAAATCTGATAAGCGTCAATGGGAAAAACTAAAGAGACGTTTGCTAAGGTTTGATCAAAGAAAGATTGATGTTGGTATCTTCCGAGATGCTAGGTATGGTGCAGATAATGACAACATGCAAGTTGCCGAGGTAGCTTTCATTAACGATCAAGGTTCTGTAACAAACCCTCCAAGACCTTTTATGACTGTTGACTTTATAAGTCATGCCAGAGCCAGCTTCCCTAAAAGAGCAAAACAATTCTACCTGATGTTATTGTTCAGTAATAATAACTCTTATATGAAAAGAATTGAAGAGCTCGGTGAAGAGTACGCCTTTGACTTGCAAGAGATAATCTTAGACTATCCCGGCAGCAACTCATCTGAATGGGCGCAAGCTAAGGGCTTCAACGACCCGCTTTACCATACAGGCGTAATGGTTGAGTCAGTAAGACATAGAGTAACTAAGAGGAAGTCCTAATGCTATCAAGTAGGTTTATAGGGTTAAATGCGACAGGACGTGTGAGGTTAGACATAAGAAGATCAGAGCTAACTGGCGGCGAGTATGTCGAAGGTGTTTGGATAGAGTCTGGCTATGTTACAGTCGATATTGCAGCTAACGTTCAACCTATCGGTTACAAAGAAACTCTTATAATGGCTGAAGCTGATAGAAGTAAGAAAGCACTTAAAGTTTATTCACCGGATGTAATCATGGGTGAGGAAGAGAATGAGAACGGCGCAGACGAGTTTGATTGGGAGGGAGATACCTTTAGAGTTATGAAAGTTCTTAACTATAGTATGGGTATCCTTAACCACACAAAGGCAATAGCAGTTATGAAAGAGAAAATAAACGAGGAGTAAACTTATGTCAGAAAAAAGAATAGCTGCAAACAAAGCTAGGCGAGTAGACATAACAGGCCTTAGATTTTCTCGTTTAACTACTGTCAGCTACATTGAAGATAATAAAAAGTATCTCTGCCTCTGTGATTGTGGTGTCTATAGAGAAGTCAGAACTGCTGCACTTAAGAATGGAAACACGAAGTCTTGTGGCTGCTTACAAAAAGAAAAGGCAAGCGCCTCTGCGACAAAGCAACACAAAGACCTAAGAGTATCTCGTGGACTACCAAAGGATTTACCTATATCTCGAAAGTCAGTTCTTGAAAGGCATAAATTAAAGTGGCTAACAAAACAAACCTTTGAGAGGGATAGCTTCTCATGCGTACTCTGTTCTCAGGTAGGTGGTAAGCTACAAGCACATCACATAGACTCTTGGAGTGAACACCCAGAAAGAAGGGGAGACTCCGACAATCTGGTAACCCTTTGCAAAGACTGTCACTATAAGACACACAACTACAATTGGTTTGCTGAACCAGACTATGGTCTTAATATGCTTCTTCGCGGGTATGTCAGTGCAATAAACGAGGCAGCTACATGAATATTTATGATTCTGTAAAACAAGCTGTCTACACTTCCTGCAAAAAGTTACTTCCAGATGTAAAGTTAATACACTCTCATCAGGGGGGTCAAGAGCCTAAAGGTTCTTACTGTGCTTTAAACATACTAAAGGCAGATAAAATTGGTATGGAGTGCGAGAGCACTTTTG